CTCATTAGCTCCATTACCAACTGCACCAGGATCGCCTGCTCCATGACCATAAATAATTAAGTGATTTGCCATAAATTACTCACCACTTTCTTTATCTTCGTGTTGTGTATCTTGATAACCTAACCCTTCATCGATTAGATTATTAGCTTTTCTTTCGTTGTTTAATGCTACACCATTTGATTTCAAATCGTAGAATCCACCGGCTGCCATACCAGCTAAACCACCAGCCCATGCGTAAACAATTACTTCTGTTGGTAAAAAGCTTAATGCGTATCCTGCACCAATAACTACACCAATAACAATGTTTAAGAATGGTAACCACTTATTATTGACTGGTGTCGTTTTAATCATTTTAGTTGCTCCAAAAACAATTGCTCCGATAATTGATACTGCTGCTAAAATTTCTTCCATTTTAATTTCCTTCTTTCATTTTTATATTTGGTAAAGCCTTTACTTTGTTGTAAAGCGTTTCTCCTGTGCCATTACCACCTAAATTTTTATAAGCATTAAATAGATAGTCTAGATCATCTAAATCTGCTATCGATATAAACCCTTCTTGCAAATGACTAGCACATTGTACATAAATCTTATTGTGTAACATTGCTAAAATTGCTTTTTCTAAATTGCTTAATCTCGTATCAACCGAATCTTTATCTTCTTTCATTTTATTTAGCTTCATTTTAAAAAAACCATAAAAACTAAATCCTGTTACTGCAATCAATGCAGCATTGGCTCTTAAAAAATGTTCAAGCCAATATGTAGTCTTGTCTATCCACTCCACTCATCGCTACCACCTTTTCTCAATTTTTAACAAAACAAAAAGCCTAGCATTTGCTAGACTTGAACTTCTAAATCTTTTAAAATTTCAGATACATCGACTTTTAACTTTTCTGGTACTTGATCTAATGTTTTCTTTCCTTTAACAATCAACGTTGCATAAACAACAGCCATTTCAACGATCTCCTTTCTAAGTAAAAATAAAACTACTCTATTCTTGAATTTCTGAATCCAAGATAACTTGAACTTCTTCCCTGTAAATTTCTGGTACGTCTTCAATAGACTTCAACCCTTTTCGAATTAAACTCACATAGACTTGAATCATTTCCCTTACGACCCCTTTCTGAGTTCTACATCATGTTTTCCATAAGTTCGAACACTTCTACTAAAGCTACTTGTGTGTTCGTGACGTCTTCTTGTAGCTTCGTATTTTCTTTTCTTAATTCAGTAATAACTCTGTCTTTATCTTCTAACCATTTCATCTGAGCAAACTCAAAATAAGGATAACTATATTCCAGTGGAGGTTCTATAGTTACCCAATCTGGAGCTAAAGGCATATTTTCAGGTATTTCAAATTCGTTATACATTTTCCCTTGCTTATTTGGTTCAGCTAAAGGCACATAAACTTTACGCATTAACAACACTCCCTATTTTATTTGATAAGTCATACTACTAATTTCCACATAATTTGAAGCTGTCACACCAATGATTGCTGCAAATCTACCGAAAGTTGTCATTGATAAACGACATCCGTTACCGTTGTCAGCAGCACCATACCTCATGATAGTAGTTGCTGGGTAGATATTTTCTGGAATTTGAATAAACCATTGTTCTGAACCAGCATTCATTATCCCGGAATTTTTCTTAAATTGCCCACGGAAAACAATCTCCTTTGTACCATCTAGATTATAAATAATTCTATATTGAGGTGGGTTATCTTCGGCTATTGAATACCCTGTTCTCAATGGGAGTGTTATCCATGGTGTTTCTGTGAGGTTTGAAGCAAGTAACTGGCCAACAAAGCCATCATTAGCATTTGATAAAAGAATACCGTCTGGTGTAATCGCAAAAGCTTTTCTTACAGATGTTCCATCAGGTTGGTAAATAGTACTTGAGATAGCATCTGATGAATATTTCGCAACAAATCTATATGTTTTATCAATAAAACCAGATATGGTTACTTCTCCATTTTCTATAGTCATTTGTCCACTTGCTTTACTTTGATTGTTATAGATTAATGGAACATCAGTAAAGTAGTTAACAAACTTACCTCCAGTAAAAGAACCTCCTGTCACATCTCCTAAAACTGCTGAGATAGCTGCTAAATTATCAGCTTTAATATTAACTGCATAAAAAATAAACAACTCCCAAGAAGAACCGTTCCATCGTTTTAGTTGATTAGGGTTCTGACTGGTATCTTGCCACAACATACCGACATATCGTGAAGTTGGTTGCGTGTTCGTTACTGTTATTCCTGTTGGGTCTCCTTTAGGTCCAGTATTACCTGTTGCACCTTTATCTCCCGTCAATCCTTTATCTCCTTTAGGTCCCTGACTACCAGTTGCTCCAGTGCTACCTGTTTCACCCTTAGGACCTTGCGGACCAATAGAACCATTAACCCCGTTTTGACCCTGTTTATTTTTAACAACAATAACTTGTTTATCAATCTGAACACCTTTGTAAGTCGCTCTATAAATTGCCATTGCAGTATCTATTGTAATACTGGTTATCGTATAACGTCCGCTAGCATTGATTGAGCTAGACATTCCTGTTTCAGATACTTTTGTATAAGTGACACCACTAGCTAATTTACTTTGTCCCTCAAATACCACAAAATCTCCATAAGCTTTGGAGTAATCTGACACTACTCCTGTTGGTGTAGCTGATAGGATGATAGACTCGTTTGTTAATAAACCACTGATAACTTCCGTTGCATCTTTTCCGGGAGAACCGTCTTTACCTGGTATTCCTTGAGCTCCATTAATTCCATCTTTTCCTTTTTCTCCAGGTACTCCTTGTTCACCTTTTTGTCCATCTTTGCCTGGCAAACCATTTTCTCCATCTTTACCATCAATCGATACATAGCTGATACTATAGGCATGATTGATAGTCCCTTTTGACATAGTTGTACTTGTTCGAGTCCACAAGTACTTACCTTCAGGAACAACGGGTATTTCAACAGACCAATTAATCGGCACAGTGACATTATCATTACCAACTGAATAGGTAATTTCAGTCGATACCACATAATCAATATCTTTCTTAATATCAGCTATGATTTTGTCTAGTTCACTCATGTTACTCTCTAAATCAATAAAGTTACTGAATTTATATTCGTTTCTAGATGAATCATCATCATTAAATTTGTATTCAGTTACTCTTGCTGAAATCATGATAGGTGGTTTCATATCAAGTGCGACAATTTGAATATTATCTCCTATGCCGCAAGTGATATAACCTTTAGCTTCATAATCAATAATCGCATGGTCAATTTTCTTCAATCTAATTAACGCTTCTCTCCACAACGCATCCTGTGTTTTAGCTTGACTAGAATAGTCACGAACGATGTAACCATCAAACTCTCCATTTGCTTTATTAGGTAGGTCTACAAAGAAATTCTGATGACCTTTAACACTGAATATTTCAATCCTATCTTTTGGCGAGTAGTAAAGGATATTACCATCACCATCTTTTTCTTCGTAGTATTTACCTTTTAGAGTGAGAGCCACTTCGTTTGTTTCTTCACCTTTTGGACGTAAAGCTGTACCTAATTCAGATATGCTACCTTTACGTTCTAACTCTTCTAAATTATCAATTTCAGATGTTAAAAGTTCTTGTGGTTCAATAGCCCCCAAGTGCTTATAAACGTTTAGCACTATCTTTTTAGGACGAACTCCATCAAATTCGACTTCTAATTGTGCATCAGCATTATCAAATCCGTTTAATACAAACTGCAACATTTCAACGTTAGTGTGATTAGTTCCCTCAAATTCAAGAGTACGCTTCATATCAGCTATTTCATTGATTCCAATAACAATGCCAGTGTCACTAAATATCTTGCTCATATACCATGAAAACGGCTGTGGTGACGTTGCTTTAATTGGTGGAAATTCTTCTGACACAATATCAATCGTTCCTGAGAAACACGTCAATTTTTTATAATCATCGCTCAAACTATCGTCAGCATCGTAAATTGTAAACCAGTAATTTCTACCAGTTTTATCTGTACACATAATGTAATAGCCTTGTATCCAATGTTCAGCGTTTAAACTGTTAACCGCTACTTCGATATCAAGTGTTTCAAGGATAGAACCGATGTACTTACCGATTAAATAATCATCAGTTTCATACACGTCCAGTGCATTATAATTTCTATCTGTTAGTGTGAAAATCATATATACGCTTCACGTCCTCTCAATGTAATTTTAGGTACTGCAGAAAAATCACTGTACGCTAAATAAAAAGTGCTCTTGCCAGGAGGTGCTGTTATTGTTGTGCTAGCTGGATCTCGATATTGTAAATAATTAACATCGTTAATCTCACAAAAAATATTCTGTCCTTCTTGCCAATATTTCAAAATATCGCCATTACTAAATTTATTAGGAATATCTTGCCAGTACTCAACATTATGTTTCACTAATCTGATAGCTCTTATTAAATTATTTGTGATTGATGGATTAGTCTTGTAAGCTGCTCCATACCATGTAACAAAATGTAGTTCTTTATTTGGATTAGATAACTTAAACTTCTGCATTGTTTTAGTAGATGAATGTCTGAACGTGATATAGTCACCAATTTTTTCAACGATGAATGAATAACGTTCATCACTCATATTTTGATAGTAATCATTTGTATTCATACGTGACCACACGCGCTTACCTTCAACATAGAAAACTAAATCGGACTTTTCTTGAGCTGGATTGTTATCCTCAAATACAACTGAGGCAATGATGTTTCCAGAAGCATCTGCAAAAGAAACTGATTCATGTCCAACTTGTTTATGCTTGTTGGGTCCTCCACCATCAGTATTGAAGTCCATCCTAAAATCACTTCGCCAGTTAATTGGGTACTTACCGTTTTTATCAAGAGGAACAGTTTTCGTTAAAGATGGGCCATGCCAAGAATTACCAGTTCCATAATTGGTCGGTCTAACGAAGCCTAAAGGCTTATCTTTATACTCAACAGTACCAACTTGTTTCCTTTCTGGTGTGACTGGTGGTGTGTAACCATCATTTAATCTCCAACCTCTGTCAATATTAAAGTGATCATCAAATAATAAATCAGACTTATCATAAACATAGCCATCTACCTCTTCTACTGTACCCAACAATACTTTAGTAGACATGTCATCATTCTGAATACCTAAAAAGCCATTATCACTAGAGAATGAAGCTTCTAGCGATAATGACATAAGTTCAGTCCCTTTGTTGTCGATTAAGATATAGTTGTTTGTTCCTTCGTTTGTGTAGACTGATTCATCAATTGAGAATGATGCACCTTTGAATATTTCCCAATTAATTGTGCCTTCTTCTTCTAATATGTCCCCATCACTATTACTCACTTCGGGGAAAGCCCAATAGAATCTATCAGGTTGATCACCGAAAATAAGTTTCTTAGGTTCTCTTACATTTAATATTTTAGAGATACTTTCTTTTTTAGATAACAAATCACCAATCAAATAGTAATCCATTGCTATAATATACGAATCAGATT